AGAACAGAACCAACACTAACTAAAAAACGTGATAAGTTATGGGCAGGTGCAAAAGAAAAACTAATAGGTGAACGTGGAATAAATGAAAACTTTGACTAATGAAAATATTAAATTTATATGCTTGTTTAGGTGGTAATCGTTATAAGTGGAACGAAGTAAAAGAAGATATAGAAGTAACGGCAGTAGAACTTGATCCTGAATGTGCAAGATTATATCAGGAGAGGTTTCCAAAAGATAAAGTAATAATAGCTGATGCACATCAATATTTATTAGAACACTATAAAGAATTTGATTTTATATGGAGTTCCCCACCTTGTCCTACACATTCTAAAATAAGAGTAACACAAAAAAATAGAAGCACTTTTATAGATAAATACCCTGACTTAAAATTATATGAAGAAATTATATTTTTAGATAATTTTTACAAAGGTAAATACTGTGTTGAAAATGTTATACCATATTACAAGCCATTAATAGAAGGAAATAAGAGGGGTAGGCATTTATATTGGACTAATTTTAATTTACCTGCTGATTTAAAATGTAGAAAACTTAGTGGCATTTTGTGTTCTATGAAAAACGAAGTACAATCATTATCTGAATTTCACGATTACGACTTTTATAAATATAAAGGAAAACAAAGAAGGGATAAGATAGCAAGAAACCTGGTAGATTATGAAGTAGGTAAAACTATATTTAAAACTATAATAGAATTAACTAAAAAAGAAAATGTTAAACAAACAAATTTATTTTGAAGTTTGTAATAAAGGATAGTAAAGATAAGCAAAGCCTAATAAACTATTTAAAAGAATTAGGTAATGATTATATAGTAGATGTAAAGAAACAAAAAACTAACAGATCAATGATGCAGAATAATTATTATTGGAAATGTATAGTACAAGCATTAGCACAAGAGTTAGGTTATTTTAATGATGAAATGCACGATATACTTAAAGTAAAGTTTGCAAGTGAATGGAATAGCATACAAGTAAACAATAAAACAATAGGACTACAAACAGTTAATAGTACAGCAAGAATGAATACTAAAGCATTTGAAGTATATGCAGAAACTATACGTATATGGGCTTTAAGTGAACTAGGTATAAGGCTAATGCTACCAAATGAATATAAGTAATTTCTATTATATAGTAAGAATTGAATAATCAATCTTTTTCAATTATGGATAAACGAATAAATAACGGTGGTGCTAGAAAAGGTGCAGGTCGCAAGAGTAAAGCAGCAGAACAGAAGTTAATAGAGAATTTAACACCTATGAATGATATGGCTTTAGAATCTTTAGAAAAAGGACTAGAAAAAAAAGAACAATGGGCAGTTAAGTTATTCTTTGAATACTTTTATGGTAAACCACAACAAAGGGTAGATGTAACTACAAATGATGAAAGTATTAATATGCCTTTAATAAACTTTGTAGAAACTGAAACTGAACAGTAAATATAAAGCACTATTTGAATCTGATGCTAGATACTATATCATTACAGGTGGTAGAGGATCAGGTAAATCATTTTCAGTAACAGTATTTCTTACATTACTTACAATGTCTAAAAACATAAGGATATTGTTTACAAGGTTTACTATGGTATCAGCACACTTATCTATTATACCTGAATTTTTAGAAAAGATAGGGCTTTTAGGATTTGAAAATATATTTAGTATCAATAAAGCAGAAGTAGTAAATCTTGGTAACAATTCAGATATATTATTTAGAGGTATTAAAACATCAGCAGGGAATCAGACAGCAAGTTTAAAATCATTACAAGGGATTAGCTGTTGGGTACTTGATGAAGCAGAAGAATTAATAGATGAAGATATATTTGATACTATTGATCTAAGTATAAGAGAAAAAGGAATACAAAATAGAATAATACTTATATTAAATCCTGTAACTAAAGAACATTGGATATATAAAAGGTTTTTTGAAGATAAGGGCGTAGAAGCAGGTTTTAATGGCACTAGAGGAAATGTATGCTACATACACAGTACATACCTAGACAATAAAGAAAACCTTTCTACAAGCTTCTTAGAACGTATTAACACTATTAGGCATAGGAACTTTAAAAAGTATGAACATAAAATATTAGGTGGGTGGTTAGATAAAGCAGAAGGTGTAGTATTTAATAATTGGAGTATAGGTGAATTTAATCCTAATGGACTACAGACATCTTGTGGTATGGATTTTGGTTTTAGTGTTGATCCTGATAGCCTGGTAGAAATTGCTATAGACAAAAAGCATAAAAAAATATACTTAAAAGAACACATATATAAGAACGGATTAAAGTCACAAGAATTAGCACAGATAGTATTAGACAAAGTAGGTAATAAACTTATAATAGCAGATAGTGCAGAACCAAGATTAATAGCAGACCTTAGACATTTAGGAGTAAACATAAGGGCAGTTAAAAAAGGAACTATTGAAAGTGGTATAACTAGAATGCAAGATTATGAATTAGTAATAACACCTGAATCAACTAATATTGCTAAAGAACTAAATAATTATGTCTATGCAGATAAAGGTTCTAAGTTATATGTAGATGCTTATAATCACAGTATTGATGCTTGTCGTTATAACATAATTTACCACTTAGATAATCCTAATGCAGGCAAGTATTATGTGCAGTAAACTAAATATGAACTTTTTCTATTATATACTATGAAAGTTAAAATCAAGAAAGAAGGAAACACTAAAGAATTTAACTTAATTAAAAGCTGGTCAGATGTCACACTTGAAAAGTGGGTTAAGTTAGTAGATTTACATAAAGGAAGTAGAAGTAATGAAGCATTAAAAACTATTTCAGCTTTATCAGATATACCTAAAAAATTAATTAATGAGTTAGGTATAAAAGATGTAGCTATTATAATGGATAAGATTGCAGAATTACAAAGGAAGTCAGATGGTAGGTTAAGAAACGTTATAACGGTAGAAGGTAAAGATTATGGTTTTCACGCAAACCTAGAAGATATAACGTTAGGTGAATGGGCAGATATAGAAACGTTTATAAAGGTAGGAGTTGAAAAACAAATGCCTGAAATTATGGCTGTACTTTATAGACCTATAGTAGAAAGAAAAAATGATAAGTATGTTATTGAAGCATATGATGGTAATATAACTATAAGGGCAGAAGAATTTAAAAAGATGAAAGCAGAACAAGTGCAAAGTGCTATGGTTTTTTTTTGGAGTTTAGGAAACGAATTGTTGAAGATTTTGCCATTATATTTGACGGAACGAATGAAGAAGATACAGAAACTTCTGAAGGGCAAGGATTTGCAGAAAAATGGGGTTACTTCGGTATAATGTATAGATTGTGTAATAGTGATATTAGTAAATTAGAACAGATAACAAAACTTAATTTAATGGAATGTTTCACTTGGTTAAGTTATGAAACAGATTTAGAAAGTACAAAAAAAGTTAATATAAATGGCAATACCTAATAAGACCTATAACGAAATAATAGATAAGTTAAAAAGTATAGGTGAAAAACACGAACAGATAAGCACCGTTACAACAGGTGATATATTTGATATAGATTTAGAAAAGAATACTAAATATGCTTTAATGCACATAAATCCTGTAAACGTAGTAACTGCAAGATATGGCTTGACTTATAACTTTCAGATATTTGTAATGGATTTAGTAGAACCTGATAATTCAAATGAACAACAAGTATATAGTACGGTACTACAAATATGTGTTGATCTTATATCAATATTTAGAAATAGTAAATACCAATCATCTACTGATACAGATATAAATTTACCTATCTATTTTACAGAAGGTGATTTTACCTTAGAACCATTTACAGAAAGATTTGACCAGGCAGTAACAGGGTGGGTATTTCAGATAGGGGTTAATGTAGATAATAGTTTTCAAACTTGTGAAATACCAATGCAAACGTAATAATGTTTAAAATAAAAATAGGAAAAATAACAATACAATTAATACCACCTAAAATAATATATGGACTATAACGAACTATTAGAACATTTAGAATCAATAAGTATCAAATTCGAAACTTATAATGATTACCCTGAAAGTGCTACTAACAATGCTAAAAGGGCAAGAAAATGGAAAGAAGAAAATGGTAGTGATTGTGGTACACGTGTAGGCTGGACAAGATCAGCACAATTGGCAAATAAAGAAAATATTAGCAGAGATACTATAGCACGTATGGCTTCATTTAAAAGACACCAACAACATAAAGATGTACCTTATAGTGAAGGTTGTGGTGGTTTAATGTGGGATGCTTGGGGTGGTACATCAGGTATAGAATGGGCAATTAATAAATTAAAACAAATAGATAAAAAATAATAATATGGCAACTTTAACAACAACAGTTACAGAAAGTGTAACACTAAATGGTGCAACTAGAGGTACTACTAACACCTTAACTACTACAGGTATAGTAGATGTATTTGAAAGAATATTAACCTGTTCACATAGTCAAACTACAACGATAGCAATATTCGAAAGCACACCACATAGTGCAGCAGGTGCTTTAGATGTAGAAAACTGTAAATATATAAGAGTAACTAACCTAAGTACAACGGAAGATATGAAGTTAGCATTAGTAACTTCGGCTACTAACTACCAAGTTACTGTAAGGGCAGGTGGTTCACATATCTTATTTCAAGCAGAAAACGGTGCAATAGGTGAAACTGATACAAGTCCTGCTTTTGGTACATTAGAAGATATTGCAAGTGTTCAAGTAAGACCTTCAGGATCAGCAGACGTACAAGTAGAAATATTTGTAGGATTAGTATAATGAATACATCTAACATAGAAAGGTATTTAGAAAGTTTTGGTAAATATATAGTTCAGCAATCAAGAACTAATTTAACCAAGAAAAAAAAGAATGTAAACAAGGCTTTATATAATTCTATTAGATTTACAATAAGTAAAGATTATGAAGGCTATGTTATAAAATTTTATATGTTAGATTATGGTAAATTTGTAGATAAAGGAGTAAGTGGATTTAAAAAAATACAAGAATACACGACTTATGATGGTAGAAAAGTTGCATCACCATTTCAGTATAATTTAAAACAGCCACCACCTGAACCATTATCTAAATGGATTAAGCAAAGAGGTTTAAAACCTAAAGGATTAGGTAGGGGTAGGGATAAAAAGACAGGAAGATTTATATCAAATTTAGCATTTTTAATAGGTAGAAAAATTAGAATTAGGGGAATCAAAAGTACAAGTTTTTTTCAAAGACCTTTAATGTTAGGTTTAGAAGGTTTTGGTAAGGACTTATTAGGTGCAGTAAAAGAAGATATAATAAATAATTTAACAACAGTAAGATAATGCCATCAAATGCAAATATAGTAATAGAACAATCACCACTAAAATTAATGCTTCCTGTACATCAAGAAGTAATGTTTTCAGTATCAGATACCAATTTAGTAATTAATAAAGAAAGGGTAAAATTTATAGCCTATGTATATGTAGCAAAAGATTTAAATAATTTAGGTTCACAATCATATAAAGCAGCTACACTTAAAGTTACACCTAATAATGCAGGTGTAGGTATTTTTGATTTAAGGTCAATATTAGAAGCCTATGTAAGTCCTGAATACTTAGCAAATGGTGAAGATTCAGGTGAATATTATAGTACAACAAGTTCAACATACAAGGGTGTAGAATTTAGTGACGCAAAATCTTTTCCTATTCACCTAATAGATCAATGGAGTTTATCAAATGATGTAGGTACATTTTTTAAGGTAAAATTTGGTATTGAATATTTAGATGAAAATGCAGTAGTAGTAGATGATAACTTAACTATTAGTTTTGAATACTTTATATTTAATGGTTATGTAAAGTTTGAAGATACATTAGTTTCACAAAGTGGTATTGGTGGTTCTTTCGGTAATTACTGTTTTGGACTTAACTTACAAGAACTAGATAATAAAGATGGAACATTTAGAAGTATAATACAAGATAGTGATACAGCTAAGTTTATTAGTGATGCACCTAGAATACAATATGCACGATTAACTGATTATGGAACTGTTGCAACATTTAATAGATTAAGTTTAAGTGAATTTAGTTTTGCAACTGCACCTTCAGGAACTAATCACCGTGTATTTTATGTTCAAATTAAATTATATGATTCATCAGGTTCACTATTAGGTTCAGCATTTAATATTACCAACAGTATAGGTAATGGTGGTGCGCAGCCTGATCCTACTTATGCAAATCTTAATAAAAGTTTTATACAGTTTTTTGGTTGTTTTCCTGCTAATTTAGATGGTGGATATATTGAAAATCCTGGTATATATGGTGATTGGAATACACATAAAGCAAATGTAAGTTATTATACTATTGGTGCAAGAGATAATAATAATAATCGTGTAACTGAATTATATAGAATAAATATTATATGTGAAAATTCATTTGGATATGAAGGCATAAGATTAGCTTGGTTAAACAGGTGGGGTGCTTGGGATTACTACACATTTAATCAAAAGTCAGTAAGGTCTTTAACAACGAACAAAACTAATTATACACAACTAGGTGGTTCTTGGAATAAAGAATATTATATACCACACGGATATAAAGGTGGTAAAAAGAATTTTAGAATGAACACTAAAGAACGTATAACACTAAATACTGATTTTTTAAATGATCTAGAAAGTGTATGGATAGAGGATTTAATGAATAGTCCTGAAGTTTACATTATAAATAAAAAATCTACAGATAAATTAGAAAATGCAGCAGCAGCTTCAGCAATAGTACATAAATACGTAGAACCTGTTATTGTTACTACTTCTAACTTTGTAAGAAAAACAAAAGCAAATGATAAACTTATACAATATACAATAGAAATAGAAAGAAATAAAACACAAAGAACACAATCGGCATAATGAGTGTACAACTAGCATTATATTACCAAAACTACGTAGGATATTCATCTGTACAAACACCTATACTAAATCAATATATGGGTAACTATAATTTTAATAGTTCAATGGGTGGAACTTTAAATAATATAGCCTATCCTTATTTTGGTAATTGGGTAAGTATATACATAACTACTTATGGGTGGTCTACACCAGGTGTATGGCAAGGCTTCTATTCAGCAAATTCTATATCACATACAACTGCAACTACACCACCAGCACAAACTGTTGGTGCTTTTGGTCTAGGGGTTCAATTAAATTCTACAGCAGGAATA